GGATACGCCGCAGCACCATGCTGTAGCGGTTCTGTTAGGTCTAGGGCTTGAAACAGTCTTGGCAGTAGGCACGCCAGTGCTTGCCATGCTTCACCGCCCATGCTGCGCCCTTTTCATGGCACTTGCCGCACACACCTTGTGCTGCATAGGACACTGCTCCACCGTGGAACAGGCTGCAGTTGTACTCCCTGTAGTTTTTCATATCGTGCAACACCCACAGCACGGTGCGTCCTCGCAGCGCCCCTGCTTGTTCCGGTAATACTCTTTCCCTCCGATTTCAATGATATCGGAAATATACCGGGGACGGCTTCGCCCCCTTCGCCTTCGCCTTTTCATGGTCTAGCCCTTGGTTAAGTTGGTTAAGTGTTCACGGCAAAAGCCTCGTGACTTCCTTTTTCGCCGCCTCTAGTTCTTCAATTGCGAGTTTCAGTGCGTCCTTGGTTCTGACAACGTAATAGAACAGCTCCTTCCGTTCCTTCGGTACTACCTCTGAAGGTAAAAATAGCCCGTCAATCACGCTGAGAGCCTCAGCAATATGCCCCCGCAGCTTCAGCCGTTGCGCGTCCTCTTCTGCCGTTGTTTCCTTAGTCATTATTCCCCCTTGCTTGGTTTGAACTCTTTACAACGTGTAACCGCGACTCCCTTGGCATGATGCATCCAGTGCCTACGGATACACGCTGTGTGTATAGGATGCCCGTCTGTATGCCAGACAGGTTTACCGCAGCACTTGCAGTGTTTTGCTTCGTTCATGGTCTACCCTATCGGTGCAAAGTTATAGTAAAGTCGGTAATAATCGCCCTCATCGTTTTTCAGGTTGCTGATGCGGAATTCGAAGCTCCCGCGCTCCCCCGTTGCCCTGTCTTGGACTACCGCAAACCCAGAGCCAAACCCGTCTAGATGATAGCGAGCTTGAAGCTCTTCCCTTGTCAACTCTTCCATCTTTTCCCCCTAGTGTTAGTGCTGTTTATAAGAAATGCTGAACGTGTCCGAATCCCAACACGCCCTACAATCTCCGCATGAGTTGCCTTGCAAGGGTGCAGGACAGTTATGCGATCCGTTAGCACTTGCACCCGATACTGTCAGCCCTCGTTTCCGAGCAAACCCCTCAGGAGCTTTTTTGTCAAATGCCATTGCGCTAAGCCTAATATTCAGGTTTTCCGGGCGCGTGTTTTCCTCAAGAAACTCCCCTACTGTCCTAAGCTCTCGAGTCGGAAGCCAGTGCCTACAGTCCGGAGTCAATTCTGCAACTTTAGCGATGTTTTCTAGATGCCAAACCCCTTGCAAGTCGCCAGCGTCGTGCCAACGGAAATAGGTCAGCTTTCTAGTGTTTATAAGGTAGGCCATTGACTCTATCCACCTCGGGTCTGTCAAGCTCTCAAACCGTCTTTCAAGTGCATCCCGGACGTTCTTGAAAAGATATCTTCCCTTTAATGCATAGCACTTGCTACAAATGCTTCCGGGAACCTTCCGGAGCTTGCTTCCCATCAAACAACGGTTTGCGGGGATGCTATACCCAAAAGAGGGCATTTTACTGGGAGCAGATAATCCCCCCACTATGCCAAGCGCTTGCTTGACTGTCGCTATGGGTTCACCACAGCACTTGCATGCTTTCATGCTTTGTACCTCGGTTCATTTTCCTGATAGCAGCAAACTAGATTGCTTGCTGTTTACTTTGTACCTCGTTTGCTTTGCTCTTTGCTCTTTGCTCTTTGCTCTTTCCACTTGCTTCAAGTCTTTAGTGGCTTGCACTGTCTAAGTGCTGTTTGCCCGACTTGTAGAGCTTCTCACAGTCGCTTGCATTACACTCAAGGTGTAGGGTCGTGCTGTTCTCTGATTACTAGCATTCCAGCTTTTTGGTATTACGTCAATACGTTTCTACACTAAAGATTAAATCAAAAAAGAATAATGATTGATTACAGTTGGTTACATGCGATAATAAATTGATGGATTTGCTTGGAATGGGTAGGAAAAGGGGGGAGGTTAAGTGGCAGGCACTCAGATGGCAGGAAAACTAGGCGAGCAAGGCAAGGCAAGGCGCAAATAGGATTCGCACGCGCGTGAATGTCGTTGTGTTGGGGTTGTCGGCATGGCAGACTCGTTGTTTTGGCTATTTCTAACGGTTACAGGTAGCCCGGTAGCTTGTAAGGCACTCTGTTGCATGGTTTCACGACTGATTGACTGCTGATCATATATCATTTGCTTTCTTCGTGGTGGTGGTGGTGCGTTGTCTGGGAAAATCGGCAGACGGGGGCACGGGGGGAAGGTGACCGGGGTGCGTAAAGAGATACCCCCTCTCATTTTTCTTTCAACCTTTTCAGGTATGGATCCAGGAGAGTTTCTTTGCTTTACGGGGACCAAAGCGATTAACGGGGAGGTTTCTTTTAAAGCGATCGAGGTCATCTTTAAGGAGGCGGTCATTTCTTCTTTGGATAGACTGTTCTGCGGAGAGTGCGAGGTGTTGTGTCCAGTAGGCAATAGCAATTGCGAGTGCATCGAGTCGATCATCGTGGGGAAGTGCGCCTTTTTGGTGAGTAATACGAGTGAGTTGGTACGCGAGTTGGTAATGGAGTGCAGATTCAGGAGGAAGGTTTTTGGAGGAGTGAAAGTCTTTGAGGAGTGCTTTTTTAGAGACTGCGAGTTTATGTTGATTGAGTACAGGTTCGAGGGTATCAATGATCCGTTTTTCTTTATTAGTAAAGTGTTTAATTTCTTCAGTAGTCACAGGATGGATTTTTGCAAAGTAGGGTTTCAGGAGTTCAGTAAACATTCCATCTCCGTAGTTTGCTTCAACGAGGGCATGATTCACATCATAGGCTTGTGCGAGTTCTGCAAGGGTAGTGAGTGTTTTTGGAGAGTATCCAGTTTCAAGGAATCCTCCAAAGTCGAGGAGAAAGACAGTTCCATTGAGGAATTTGGTAATAGTATAGGCAGTTTCGTCTTTTCCTCTTCCTGCGGGGTCAATAGTGAGAAGTGCGCCTTGGTATTCAGTGAAGTTTGGAGAAGTTTCATAGGGTTCATGGTAGGTATCACCACGAAGACCAACACAGGGGAGGTCTTGGATTAGGTTCTGCGGAGTTGGAGACCACACGAGGCGTTCTGGGCCTTCGTTGGAGTTCAGATTAAGAACAAGGAGGTCTTGGAGTTTAAGAGGAAAGCGATCTTGATCAGAGAGAGAGGTATCAAGCATGAACTGGAGGGAGAACCCTGCACGTCCATAGGAGAGTCTTCGTTCTTCAAGATCAGTTCCATCGAATCTTAGAGGATCAGTGGGTTCACCTGGAGTTGATTTTTTAGTAGAGAGTCTTTTAGCAATGAGAGGAGAAAGCCGGTTTGCATATTTTTTGAGATCTTCTTCTTGGGGAAAGAGTGCAGGCCAGATTCTAGTTTCGTATCCACGTTCAGGAAGGAGTTCATAGAGAGATTGTTCAGTTTGAGGAGTGCCAAGAAAGACAACTCTTCCATTTGGTTTCAGGATTGCATCAAATTCTTTTACAGATTCAGAGAGTTTATCACGCATGAACTGGGTTGCAGAGTTGTTAGGAACTTCGATATCATCTGCAACAACAAGATCTGCGCGGGATCCTGCAAGTTGACCTGTAATTCCAACTGATTTTACAGAAGGAGAGTGAGATGCTTTTGCAGGACCAACGTCAAAGGAGATTTTGGAATTTCTTTGATCAGTAGAAGGAGAGAGATGTTGAAGGAGTCTCATTTCAAGAATGAGTCGTTGAACAAAAGTAGAGAAATCATCTGCACGATTTTTAGATGCAGAGACAACAAGGATTTTCAGTTGAGGATCAAGGAGGAGTTGATGTGCAGTAAATGCAGAAGTAATATAGGATTTTCCAATTCCCCGGAATGCTTCAATCACCAGTCGTCGAGGACCATTTTGGAGATAATCTGCAATATCATATTGAACAGGAGTAGGAGTAGGAAGTCCAAGATGCTGCCAGACCAGTTGGAGAAAGACTCGAAAGTCGGTAGGATCAGTTTGGAGGTGGGGTGTTTGGAGTATTGGGGTCATCATAGTAGTCGTCAAAGGAAGTTTCGAGTCTTCGTTTTTTCACTTCTTGTTCAAGGAGTTCTAGTGGTTCAAACTCTGAAGTTGCTTGGATTCTTGCATCTTTGAGAAACTGCCGGGCAACATTGAGATCTTGTGAAGATGCATCTCCAGATTTGACACGTTCAAGGAGTTCAGTCGTCAAGAGATCAAAGAGTCTGTGTAGAGATTGGCTCATTTTGGTGTTTTTAGTGATTTGAGATCAGCCATTTTCATTCAACTCTGAACTCATGTTTCTAAGAAAGAAGTTCCAACTCCGAGGGAGTTTTACGAATTTTCCTGATGAGGACATCAACTTGTAAAATGGAGAGGTGTCTTCGCAGGGCATCAGATACGCGAGGTTCCCCTTGTCTGCATGTAGTGCTTCCATTGCATCA